GACCGCGCTGGCTGCTGCATTGGTGGCGCTGGTGGCCGCGCCGGTCGCTTGGGTGGTGGCCGTGGCCGCGCTGGCTGCTGCATTGGTGGCGCTGGTGGCCGCGCCGGTGGCTTGGGTGGTAGCCGTGGCCGCGCTGGCTGCTGCATTGGTGGCGCTGGTGGCCGCGCCGGTGGCTTGGGTGGTGGCCGTGGCCGCGCTGGCTGCTGCATTGGTGGCGCTGGTGGCCGCGCCGGTCGCTTGGGTGGTGGCCGTGGCGGCACTGTTGGCCGCCCCGGTGGCCTGCGTGGTGGCCGTGGCCGCGCTGGCCGCTGCATTAGTGGCGCTGGTGGCCGCGCCGGTCGCATACGCCGGAATTGTGACCGCAGTCCCCAACACAGCAACGCTCGCCGCTGCCGCTGCTGCACTAGCCGCCGCGCCGGATACAGACGTATCAAGATTATTGAGCAGCGTTGCGGTCTGTGCGGACAGGTCCGCGATGATCGATTGCGTTTGCATGATCGCGTATCCGCCAGCCCCTGCTGTGGCACCACGGTAAGGGGCTGTTAGGGTGATTTGCGTACTGCTATTGATCGACTGCACTTCGTATATGGCGCCGTCGACGCCGACGAAGGCGAAGCCTGCTCGCACATTTGCAACAAAATCGGTGCCTACGCCGATGATTGTTGCACTGCCATTTGTTGTTGTTACTGTCCCGCTTCTGTACCAAGCCATATCCATACCTTAAAAAAATTTATACAGGCCACACCACTGCGTCAACAGCGGCCACGCTGGCACATTGATCAATCCGTGCGCGCAATTCATCGCCCAGGCCGCGCACGGTTGCATTGCGGGCATACAATGCCGCCGAGACGCCTTGTATGTCGGCGCTGGTCAGCAGCACCAAGCTGTTGTCCAGGAGCCGCCATTGCACGCAAAATCCGGGATCCTGCATCGAGCGTAGTGCTGCATCGTTGATCGATGCAGCGTCGGCTTGATAGATCCGGCCAGCGCATGCAAACGGCGCGGCCTGCGCGCTGTCTCGCGCTGCTTTGATGCGCGTCCAGGCCTGCGCGCGCGCATCTGCCAGCGTGCGCATATCGACGACGATGCGCTGGGGCATCTGCCAGAGCTGGCCGGGTTGCAATCCGGCACGGGCGGCAAGTTCGGCGGCGGTGTAGTCGGTGATGACGCCGTTGCAAACATACTGCGTCGCAGGATCGGCCCGCCCGACCAACACGCCGTCGCCTTGCATATCGAGCATGTCAGCGGGCACGCTGCCAACGTACAAGATGACGCCACAACCGTCATGCTTAACGAAATCGACGACGCCGGGCGTCTGGAGGACATCTTGATCAATCATCGTTTGACTCCCAAAATGGTAATGGACCAGTTACCAAGGTTGTATGATCCACTGGGGTAATTATTGCCAAAGCTGACGGCAAAGGTGTAGCTTCCGGGGGCCAGATAAATCCGACCGGTTGCGACGTGCGATGTGCTTAAGTTAGCCGGTGCCGAATCGGCGGCTGTGAGGACATTTTGTCCGTTAGCCGTGACAGACACCGTGGTATTCGTGGCCGCGCCCGCTGTCACTGCCTGCCAACTGACGATGGCGACGACGTTGGCGAAATCATTGAAACTGCCACTGATCGAGCCGACGACCACGCTTTGGCCGTTGACCAGATTGGACGCGCCACCGACACCGCCGACGTAGAGCGGCACTGTTACTGCACTGCCCGCCAATTGCAAGGTATCCACTGCAAGATTGCCGATTTTTGCGGTCGTGATCGATGCGTTGGCGATAAACGCCGAGCTGATGAACACCTGGCCGTTTTGCACTGCAAACGGACTGGTCAGGCCGCCATCGGTCTCGTTGATGATCGCGACCCGCTGTGCAGACAGCAGGATCTGTGACTCGACCACGGGGCCGTTGGCCTCGACGCCGACGCCGATCCCCGCCAGATAGGTGCGCCCGCCGGTCGTGACTTGCGTCTTGATGGTCGTCAGCGCGGACAATTTGCCATTTGTGCCGACCAGCGCGGTCGAGGTGGTCGCGGCGACTGCGCTGGCCCCGTTGGCGACTGCCTGCACGTTGTCGATGCGCTGCCCGAGCGCCGAATCACTGCTGGCCCGCGCAAATTGCTCAGTCTGGACCGCCGCCGCCGCCGTGCCGACCGCAGCAACCACGGTATCGATACGCTGACCGAGGGCCGAATCACTGCTTGCACGCGTAATTTGCTCTGCGGTGATCGCGCCTTCGGTGGCCGCTGTCCGCGATGACAGCGCGGTGATTTGGGTCGCGGTGGCGGCGTTGGCATCGGTGCGGGCCGTGGTTTCGGCGGTGATCGCCGCCGTGTTGGTCGCGGTGGTTGCCGCGACCGTGGTCACTTGGCTTGCCAGCGCAAAGACGGCGTTGGTGCGGGCGGTGACTTCGGTTTGGACTGCCGCCGCCGTGGTGCCGTTTGCCGCGCTGACGGTATCGACGCGTGCGGCCACCGAATTGATCGCCGTTTGCGCGGTCTGCTGCACGGTCGTGATGGCCGCGCCGCGTGCGGTCGCCTCGATCAATATTGCATCGGCCCGCGCTTGGCTTTCCTTCAGCGCCGCGTTGTGGGCGGCCAGCGTGGCGGTCAGATTGGCGGCGCCGATGCCGTCGCGGATCGCATCGAGGCCGCCGATCAGATCCACCACCTGGCGCAGATCGCCACCAAGCTGCGTGGCGGTGATCTGCCCGGCCAGCCAATCTAAGATGGCTTTGGCATCTTTGCTGCTTGCCCCCTGCACGCCCGCGCCGCTCGGAAAATACGGGCCGACATTGCCCATTTGATCGATCAGACGCACCCAAAAAAAGAAGGTGTCGCCTGCGTGCAAGCCGGTGATTGTAAAACTGGTTTGCGGGCTGGCGAACGCGCCCAGCTTGGTTGCGCTGGCGCGGTCGGGTGTTGCGCTGTACCACAATTCGGCATAGCCGAGATAGTCCGCGCTGGCCGCTGGCACGCCCCAATCGAGCGTGATCGCGAAAACCTTGGCCGTAGCGTTGAGGTATTGCACCACGCTGACTGGCGCACCAGCAATCGTGTGCTGATAGGCTGGCACGGTCGAGATGTCTTGCAGGCCGTTGCCAAACCGGTTAAAGCTGGTCAGCTTGATCCATACCGTTTTACCGACCCACTCACGTGGGTATGCATAGCGGAAAATGGCGTTGTCAAGGAAAACGAAAGGCGCACCAACCGGGTGCGCACCGGGCGCACCGCCGAACGCACCACGCACCAGGTACGTCAGGCTATAGGCAGATGGACCGGTCAGCGCTGCATGGGCGTAGGCGATGTATTCGCCATCGACATAGCAGGCCGTCAGCAGGTCGCGTGCGTTGTCCTCTGTCACATTGGACAGTTGGCCGTTTGAACGGGTCAGATCGACCGCCAGCACGCCCGTACTATCAATTGCCGCCCCGCCCGCCAGTGCCGCAGACAGCACGCCCATTTGCGCACTGGATCGGATCGTGCCAACGCGCTGGTAACTTCGGTTGTCGGTCGATACCCACACCACAGCGCCGCCCCATAACGGCCCGCCCGCTGTCGCCAGCCATAATTGCGGCACGCCGCCGGTAAGCTGGCCGGGCGGCTCGAAGAGGATTGGGGCAACGGCATTGCCTGGCACGGTCGCCGAGTTTGGCGCGGTACTGCTGATGTCCGGCACCGCTTGCAGGCCAGCACGGTTGCTCCCGATTGGGTAATCTTCGGCCATGATTGTGAGCAGACCGTCATCATCTTCTTCGATGGATGTGATCAAGACCGGGGCATGGTCCAGGTATTGGCGCGGATACGTTAACGTCACGACGTCCATGGGTTCCAGCCGTATATATGACCAGGGCAGGCGAAATTCATAGGTGTTGAGCACGTACAGGGCACGATGCAGCAGGAAATCTGCGACCTTTTGCGCTACGGCCGCATCCGCAATCTCGGGCATGTCGATCACGTCCATCGGGCGCGCGCCGTTTTGCTCGATGTCCGCATCATCCGTCGATCCGGCCATGTTTGGGTCATATGCGTTCGCACGGTCGCGGAACTTGATGCGGACCGAATTAAAACAGTCCTGCGCCGATTTTTGCGTGATCTTGATGACGCTTGATCCGCCATCGATCAGATCATCCTCGCCGAGATCCGCAACCGGGGCGATGGTCGGCACATAATTGCCGAGGGCAGAGCTGACGGCCACGTCGCTGTAGGGCACGACCTTGAATTTACCGGCGGAATACACGCAGTCCGCGAACCCGATCATCAGGAGTGTCTTGATGTATTCGTAGGCGCTTTTTTGCTCGGAATATGCCGGGCTGACCCACAGCCCGGACGCAAGGCAAAATTGCCGGAAGGCGGACAGGTCGCCCACGGCCGACGGGTCCAGGCCGACGCCTTGCTCAAGGTCGGTCAGGATCGCGCTGATGACATCGACCGGTTCTGCGTCCGGCACCGTTGCCCCTGCATACGTCGCCGCTATGCTGCCGCTGGCCTGCACCTCAAACGTGTGATTGCCCAATGCTGCCGTGCTACCCAGGTCGTAGGCACCGCTGGCGACATACGACAGACCCCGGTACGATAGCGCCCGATCCGGGTGCTTGCTGATTAAATAGGGGTAGGCGGTCTGGTTTGGTGCGCCACTATAAAAATCGAGCTTGGCGGCGGCCAACGTGGTGACTTCCTTGTCGCGCCAAACCGTGCCAATGCTGGCGATGGTGCCGGATGCCAGCGCCATGACGGCCGCCACGCTGTAGGTGTAATCGGTATTGCTTGATCCGCCGCCGCCACCCTTGCCGGTCTTTTGGGTGGTGGTATGCGGGATCGACGTAAAATCCTCGTATTGCACCAGATTCGGGGCGACGCGCATGCGGCCAAAAATCCACGGCACGGCACGGCCAAAGCTCGATGTCTGCAACTGGATCGATGATATGACCGGCGCGGTGTTGCTGACGCCCTTTGCACCGCCAATTAAGCTACCCATTGATCAATCCTTTAAACAATAAAAACCACGCAATCTGGCGCTCAAGCCTGCGCTTTTTGTCACATCGGTTTGCACCACCGCGCCGTGTTCTATGTACGCGTGTATGACCAGCGGCCACGCGAGGACGATGGCCCCGTGACTGACGCACCGCCCAAACTGGAACAAGGCGATATCGCCGGGCAACGGGATGGCGGTCGGGACGGCGCATTGCTCGATGCCGCCCAGGTACAATTCCTCACCACGGTGCATGTGCCAGTCGTGTGGATACGGGCGCGGGTCTGGCACGGCAGGCGCGAGACCGCAGGCGCGGTAGACCTCGATCATGAGCATGACGCAATCGACGCCTACGCCCTTGATGTTGCCTTGGTGATGATACGGTGTGCCTTGCCAGCTTAACGCCTCTTTGACGACGTTTTGGCGGGTTGCCGGGGTCATATTGCGACCTCGGGCGGGGGGATGAAAGGGGTGCCCTTGAAGTTGTCGAGGTTGGCGAACTTTGTGCAGCCGTTTGGCCCGCGCGTGCGATCACAACCAGCGCGCAACACGAATGCATCGCCCAGGGCGAGATCGAGGACCAGCGGATACGACAGCGTGATGACCCCGCCCTGATGCAATTTGACTGCGCGCCGGACCCCGGCATTTGCGCCGCTGCTGAAAATCACTTCGCCAAGGGCAAAATATCCGTCTGCTTGCGGCAACGCGACCCCAATTGTGTAGCGGTTAGGGGCAGTTTGCACGGTCGTGGTGACGCTGTACGCGCTGCGTGATACGCCGCACCCTGCATCGTATAGAGTGCGCATGCACCCTGCCTGGAACACCAGACGCGGCACTTGCGTATTGAGCCGGTTGCTGTCAGAGACAACGGTCAGCGTCACATCTTGCTCACCGATTGCGCTTTCGTTCACCGCCCCGGAAAAGGTAACCAGGGATTCGGCTGGCTGGCCCCAAGCCGGTAAAAATGCTTTGGCGACGACGATTTGCGCGTTTTTGAGCGCGCCGGATCGGGCCGCCACGGCCCAGGGCACGCCCGCGATAAGGTCTTGCGGCTTGACCAGCACCAGCAGATCGAGCGTGCTCACTTGCATGCCGCGCACAAGCGCGTATTTCGCGCCGGATATGCTGGGGCCGGTGCTGTCATACACCTGGCCGTTGGCGACTATATCAATATCGGCATCGGTCCAGTAGTAGACGATGCCGCTGCCCAACGTCAAAGTAAACAGGTTGCATTTGACAAAGGTCTGACTTGCGAGTAGTGCGGCCATGGCGGGTGTCACGTCTCTCATACACGTCTCCCAAGGCTGGCAACCAGCTTGATGGTTTTGGCTTCATACAAATTTTTTAGGAAGCGCTTATATTCGTTTTGGTCGGCCTCGAACCGCGCCCGGTAAAAGTAGCTGCCGGTCCAGGTGATCGGCACCGACACGGCTGGGGCGACGGTGAAGGTGACGAGACCGGTATTTGACAAGGTGTAATCAGTGTTATTGACCTTTGCCACGCCACCCACTTTGATATTGGTCACGGTATCGATGTTTTGGACTGGCTCGGCGAATTCGCCAAAGCTACGCACTAGCTGGAACACCTTTGTTTTGCCGTCGCCGCTGGCGATTGGCTGGTCAGTGACCGCGCTGTCATCGTCGTATCGATATAAAAAGTTGTCAAACGCGCCGCGCCGGGCAAGGAAGAACCCGACGAACAGGCGTAATTCATTCAGCCCGGTGTGACGGAAAAATTCATATTCCATTGTCAAAAAATAAATTGGATTCGCCATCAGCGTCGCACGATATTCTTTGCCACTGACAGCGGTCTGAATTTTGGTATTGAACATCGGCGCCAGCACAAGGCTCCAGGTCAGGCCCGGCATGATTGGAAAAAGGGTATCACTCATGATTTTTTAGCATGGTCCTGTAACGCTTTTGCAATTAGGCCAACGTTGCGGCGAATCGTTGCCGGACTGAGATTGCCTGTGTGGTCGTGATAATTGATGGTGTGCCCTCCACCACCGCCGCCGTCAGCCATATCGCGGATGACCTGCGCCTGTTTCTTCGGCAAAATCATTTCCTGCTCATGGACCTGAACGATTGGGTTGAGGTTTGCAGGGATGTCATAGCCACCGCGCGCCGATGCCAAGCTTAAAAAGCCCAACGCCGCGCCGGATGCAGCCACCCCGGCTTCGGGCGCGATGGCCCAGCCGTAGACAGGGATGGCGGCCGCTGATGCTGTGGCCGCTGCACCGGCCACCCCTGCGTTGGCGCTAATCTGGCTGATCGCCGCGACTTTTGCGGTCGTTTGCGTCAAAACGAGGTTGGCAAGCCATTTTGCGGCGCTTTGCGCCAACATATCGATTACCGCGCCGGTCACCACTTGCAGCATGTTTTGCAGCAATGATGAGACTTTGGTGGTGCCTTGCGCTGTACTGGACAGCACGCGGGCAAAACCGGATTCGATGCTGGCATACGCACCCAATTGCGCACGGCTTTGCAGTTGGGTGGCTTTTGATTTGATCGCGGTAAGCTTGGCTTGGTGCGCGGTCTCTGCTGCTTCGATTTGCGCATGGATCTGAGCCAAGGCGGTCGGGTCTTGGTCACTGCCATGCAACAAGGCTTCTGCTTCTTTGAGTGCCTGCGCTTTGATTTGGTAGCGTTTGGCCTCAAATCTTGCTTCCAGATCGAGCAATTTTTCTTCGGTGATCTGGTGCAAGGACAGTTTTAGTTCGGCATCTTGTTGCGCTGCATCGATTTCGGACAGATCGGCGTTGCGCTGGGCTTCAGCGACCACCTTGGCGGTCGCAATCGACTGATCTGCAAATGCCCGTTGCTCTTTATAGACCTCGGCCAAGGCTGCTTTGGCCTCTTTGCTTTCGGCACCGAAGCGCGCCACGTTTTCGGTGTAGATCTTGTTGGCGATGTCCAGGCGCGCAAGGTAGTTGTGTCGGTACGCTTCAAGACTCAGCTTTTCTGCTGCGATGTCGTTTTCAAAGTCGTCTTTACGCACGGCTGCGGTTGCTGCATAGTATTTTTTCTCAACTTGCAGCTTTTCTTCTTTTGAGATGCCGACTGTTGCCAATATTTTGCGCCAATACGCGACCTCCTGCGCATGGCTGTATTCTTGCGCCGTCCCGGCGATTGCTTGTGATTTTGCGTAGGCTTCTTTTTCGGCTTCCAGTTTGCCTTCCCATTCTGCGGTGCGGCCTTTGTCCTTTTCGTCCTTGCCCTCTTTGGCAAATTCGTAACTCGGGCCGCCATGAATCTGCTTATCCTTGATTTCGGGGCCACGTGCAGGCGCGCGCAAGGCTATATCATCGAGCTTGGCCTTGCCGTCTGACGCGATCTTGAAGAGCTTATCGACGTGTTTTTGCTCGATGTCCTCGATAATTTTGGTGCCGGTGGTCCATGCCTTTTTCGCACCGGAAAAATCGAGGGCAAACGCACGTTCGGCGACCGAGGCAAACCGCAGCACGTTGGCGACACATAGCTCAATTTGCGCAACGACAAATAAAATGACCAGTTGCACCGCCACTTTTAGGCCCAAGAAAGCGATTTCAACCACCTTCAGCCCGTTTTCAAAGGTTGTCATTGCGTCCGGGGCTTGGGTGCCGAATACGGCGCTGGTTAGGTCGCCAATCTGGCCCCAACCGGACCGGATCATGCCCCACAGCTCGTTAACCACATCGCCACCGGTCCCGATGATGTTAAACAGAGACGTTAGGGTGAGCCCCATCACTTTGCCTGCCGATGGACCGGCACCCGACAACCAGCCGCCCAGACGGGCGAAGGTTGGCAGCAAAACGCCGCCCGCCTGCACTTCTAAAGAGGTCACGACCAGCTTCATGTCGGCGAGCGATTCTTTGTATAACCTCACTTGTGCAACACCTTCTTCGCCGACAACCAGCCCGAGATCTTTTGTCTTTTGTTCCGCTTTTTTGATTTCTTCGGACGTCAATTTCATGGACGCCCTGACTTCGCCCCAGGCTTTGCCATAAATCTGCATGCCTGCGATGTTTTGTGCAATCGGGTTTTTGATTTCTTTGAGTTTACCGTTGACCTCGCCCATCACATCCAGTACGGGCCGGTATTCGCCAGCGCTATCCTTGACTTTGACGCCCAGGGTGTCAAAGGCCTGGCCGTTTTTGTGGATCTGTTTTGCCATGTTGGTGGCGGCCAACGTCACAACGTCGGAATCCAAGCCTAGATGACGCATGGCAACCATCATGACTGAGGCGCGCTCAGTCGTGATCCCCAATTGCACCGACAGTTTTTTGGCTTCGCCGGTCCAATTATTGGATGCGCTGATCAGTTCCTTGAAGGCGGCGCCGCCAGCGGCCACGGCGGTGAGCTTCCCAATCCAGCCGGTCAACAGGCTCAGTGTGCCACTCAGTTGTTTGGTTGCGTCCTGAATGGTATCGATACTTGAACGGATGTTCTTGCCCGCTTTTTGCGCGGCAAGTTCTGCCGCTTCCATACCTTGCGTAAATTTACTGGGGTCTGCCGTGACTTCGTATTCCGCTATTTTGTCAGTCATTGGAAAACCACTTTTTCAAAAGTTGTTACGAAAACATTGCTACCATATCGTCAACCGTCATTTCACGATCCGCCTTTTCTTGCGGTTCGTAGCTAAGGTAGGCAGCGACGAGGATATGAACCGGCGGATGCAGCCGCCAATATTTGTTTTGTGCCTGGATCGAAGGGATATCCCACTCGGTCCAGGCCTGCTGCGGCGTGCAGCCAGTGCTGGCAATAAGGTGCGCTATGAGGCTGTCAAGCCCATCGTCGCCATCTGTTCCTGCACTCGCCGCGCCATTTTTCCCGCTTGTTCAACCAGGCCGGATATGTTCATCAAGACTTCCCATACATCGAACATATTGCCGTAGTCGATCATTTCTTCGACTACTGCGATGGTGATATCTGGGTAGTTGCGGCGCAAACTGTTAAAGGCCAATTCCGCGACCAGGCCGATGTCGGGGAGGCCGCCGACGAAGACGTTAGCGATTTTGTCCCGGTATTGTTTAACGGCGGCGGCGTTGAGCGGTGCCAGTACATAATCCTGACCGCCCAACGGGAGGTTTGTGCCGGGCACTTTGACGGCGGGCGTCATGCGCTTTCGCTCCAGGTTTTGATTTTGCCCTGCGCGTTAGCGATTGCCATCATGTCCAATTCGGGCATGATGAAATCTTGCAGTTTGGACGAGTACGAAAACTTGCTTGAAATCACTCTGTGATATGTGAATGTTAGTACCTTACCATTGCGCATCATGCCGAAGTCCAGCGAGATGGTTGGATTGAGGCCCATCGGCGGATTATTCATGACGAATGTTTTGCCAGCAGAAGCCGACATCACTTGGAAGTCAATGAAGACAAGCTTGCCGAAATCCGCCGCCGCAAAGGTGTAATTACCAGCCCCATCGCACGTGTATTGACCGGTCGTCGGCGCGGTGGCAACGCGAATCATTGGTGTGCCGTAAATATCAACGCGCACGCCCATATTGGCAAAGTAGGTGGTGCCAACAGGCAGGGTTACTGCAATCGTTGCAGCGGCAACTTGACCGGTATTGTCATTGATCGACGTGATTAAGCCGGTGGTTGCGGACTGCCCGTAAAATGCTGCTGCGTAAGGCAAGATGCTGATGCTGGCGGACTTAGCCTTGATGTTCACCGTACCTTCGCCGCGCGCGGCATCGACGGGGATACTATTTTGCCCACGCAGCAAGTGCTGCGAAAAGCTTTCGTCGAATGATACGTCTTGCAAAATACCAAATTGAAACGGGGTCGGCATCGCAATTGCGCTGCCGTAGGCATCGGTTTGTGGTGTTGCCCACAAAACACCACTACCAAAATGTTGCGCCATGATTACTCCTTGATTACGTTAAATTTAGGCCCAAGTCACGGGCGCTGGATAAGTAGGTGACGCTGTATTGCAATGCATCGCTGCCCGCCGTTGCGTCGGCGTCTTTGCCGTCCCACTTGCGACCGGTCTTGCGAATTTCGGTGACCAGGGACAGTAATACGGGGTCGGCCATCAGGATTCGGTGAACCTGCACCGCTATCGGGTCTGATACGGTGCGCCAGGGGTCGCCACGGACGAGGATTTCGACCGTGATCGTGACGGTATTTTGATCGACCCATTCACTAAACTTTTTTGAGTCTTCGTTATCGGGCGATTCAATTGCGATGCATGGCAATTCGTCACGCTCGATAGCCGTCTTGCGCGAGTCAAAGACACGCTCGCCCACGTCCGTGGCGCCGGTTAGCGCGGCCAGCATCTGGCTAATAATGGTTTGGGTACAGGATGCGCTCATAATTTAGACAAAGTTAGCTGTGTAAATGCCCCGTCATCGAGCAGATCGGCAGCACGCACCACGTATCCAATGCTGTCGATATCGATCACGGTTTCGTGCTTGATCGCCAAGCCATTCGCGACCGACGTTTTGACCAGCAAGCCGTAGTTGCGCGACTTGACCGCTGATTGCCCGAACGAGAGATCCGCGTCTGCCTGATCGAGGATGCCGACGAACTGATTTAAGCCGATCAGACAGGGCTTGCCGTGATCTTCGAAGAATGCGTCAAGATCCTCGTCAAACACGCTTATTTGCCCGTTTTAGCCGGTGCATCGGGCTGTTTAGCGGGATCATCGGCAGGTGCTGGCGGTGCGGCTGGTGTATCGGCTTCTTTGGCCGGTTCGGCGGCTGGTTTCGGCAGGATTTCGGGGATTTTTGCCAGTTCATCGACCGGTTGAGGACGGTCATCAACACCGTCGAACAGGCTACGTGCCTGCTCCCGCAGCATGTCAGCCTGATGATACAACGCCCTCGACTGCTCATCCAGCGCGTCCGCTTGCTCATACATGACCTTTGCTTTGCCTTTCGGGTCAATCTCAGCGCCAAGTAAGCCTGTATCGAATTCTTCCAACTTATGCATGTGCAATTTTGCAATATCAACGGGCAATTCGACGATATCGCCGCCGACTTTGACTTTATTGTCTGCGGAAACGAAGGAAAAACCCACACGGATTATGTATTTCTTAAGCATGATTACTCCAAATTTTTAATGCATTTAGGAAATAGGGCGTGGTCGAAGCCCTATCAAATTATCTGACCAGGGCATCGCTTTTGACGGCGAAGGCTTCCGGATGGCGCACAGCAACGTCGATACTTTGCAAAAGACGCAACTCGATCGCGCCAGCTTCGTAGACACCGGCGATGTAGGGGTTAGGCAGGATTTCCATTGCGCCCCATTCCCCGACAAGCACTTGCTCCCAATCGCCGAAAAAGATTTCGGACAAGAGACCGATGGCTGTCCCTTTAGAAAGATTGGATCTGGCTTGGTTTGTGCGTCCGACTGGGTACGCGTTAATCTCACCTGGCGTCCCATCACGTTGACCAACGGGCGAATTGGTCCACAGATAGGCACCGGTGGTGGTTTTGAGTTTCTTCAGCGCGCCAATCACAGCCGCGTTCGTCAGGTAGCCAAGCGATGATCCATCTGCGTTCGCGGTGGTAACCAATGTTTCCAGGTCAATAAAGTCATCAATGCTGATCAAACTACCATTTGCGCCCCCGACCACAGACCCAATCCCCGTTTGGTTTGCGATGCCGAGCGGCTGTCCGCCAGCGCCGCTGCCATACAGCACGGCTGCGTCAATACCTAATGCAGCCGTGCGCAGCATATCTTGCCGCACCAGCATTTCGACGTCGGGCGTGGCCTGCATCAACATGTCGCGCGTGATGACAGACAACATGCCCATCGTCTTTTTTGTCAGACTAATTGAATCAAAACCGCCGCCGCTCTGCGGCACTACGCCGTTTTCACTTACCCAAAAAACTGATCCAGCCGCTTTTTGCCGGGGAATGGTGACATTGCCGACCAAGCCGGACAGCATGCGTGCGCCCATCGACAACGCCAAAGATTTATTGCGCAGCAACTCAATAAAATTTTCGGCCATCAATTGTGTCGATACCAAATTTGCACCGCCCGACGTCGCGCTCAACCCTGCGCCGGTGCCGATGCTATAGTCAGCCGCTCGGCCTGATGCGAACTGGATGTTCGTCGGCATGTAAAAACCTGCCGTCCGTTTTCCAGATGCTTTTTCAATCGCCAACGAAACTTCGCGTTCAAATCCTGCGTCGCCCCATGCGTCTTTGACATTGGTCCGCTCGTTAAAGGATGCATTGATCGCGCGGATCATGCTGTAACGTGCCTTTTCACGCTCGGTCAAGTCTGGATTGGTATTGTTACCCAACGATACCGCCCCGTTACTACGTGCCATTACGATGTCCAAAACGTAGCCACGTGCCGCGTCAATCGGTGCGTGCAGCGTAATCATGCTATTGCGCACTTCGTCCGGGATCTTGTGCGCTTTGCACATAGCGTCGATTTCCGCAACACGGGATGCTTCTAAAGCGGCTTTATCAACTGGTGGTTCGGTGATTACGGTCATTGTGATTCCCTTCGGTTGTTCGGCCACTGGTGCCGGGTTGGATGCGGATCGCGTGACTAACACGTCCATCAAATTATTTGCTGCGCCCCGGCCCACACCCACCGAGACATCGGCTGGCACGGTGCACAAGGTTATTTCGTAGACTTCCCAGGATGTGGCTGTGTAGATGTCGCTATCCACATCGGTGGTATAGGTATAGACCCGGTACATAAACGAGACGTTTTGCAAGATGCGGTCATTGACCTGCATCATTGCCCATTCGCCCCGTTCGTCTTTGCCAAAGCGGACGGTGCAATAGCCGCGCTTGTCGGCGCCGATCCAGGCCTTTTCAACTACCCCGAGAATGTCATCGAGATCGTGGTTATAGAGCAATGGCCCGCCGGAATTGATCCGCGCCAAGTTGGCCGAACCAGCCTGATGGCTCAGTATTTCGGTGCCATACCACATGTCCACCGCCGCTTCGCTTGAAAACGAAAAAGTGACGGTGCGTGTCTCGATATCGACAATGCCGACCGGCACCTCTGTTTCAGCACCGCCTGCGTCCGCCATCAGCCGCACATACCGCGTCAACGGCCCGAGCTGGTTGACGCCGGATTCAAGTTTGCGTTTTGCAATTACCGTCATAAAGTAAAACTCCAAAAGAAAAAGCCCGCGCTATTGCTGGCGCGGGCTTCTGTGTGATCAATCAATGTTATTCGTTTTGGGGGTCGGATGCCGCTTGCTCTGGTGCCGGGTCGGGGACTTCTTGGCCTTGCACCGATCCCTTCAGATCCGTTTGGGCCGGGTCTGTATCAAACACAAGGCCAAGTTCGGCAATCATGTCCAGTTCGCGCCGTCGATTTTTAAGTAAGTCCTCAAGATCGGCATGTTCGGATGTCTGGCTGATGACTGAGTCCAGGGTCATAAAGCCACCTCGTACCGCTGCTTTGTATGCGGCAACTTCTTTTTGCGGATCGATCCACGACCAGCCGCGCGGTTTGAATAGAACCGCCCGATATTTTCGTATCTTCGTGAAGTAGTCATTAATCGGCAACTGCCCGGACAAGACGGCGGCCCCGAGCCAGTCGCGATGAACGCCCCGGCGAAAATTGCGAATGTACCAGCCTTGGAGGATGCGCCACATATCACGATCCTCCAGCAGGGACAGGCGCGAAGCACTGTAATTTGACTGCGAATAATCACCCGACACGCTGGCATACGACACGCCGATACCGACAGCGAACGCCCTGAGCATATAGCGCATGAATGGATCAAGCCCGGCGTTTGGACGGGACGGGTTAAATCCGGTGAATTTTTCACCTGGTTGCAGTTGCTGGATCGTGCCTGGCTCCATCGAGATCGTCGGCGCACCACCTTCATCTTCCGGGTTATCCGGCGTCAATCCTTCCTCACTTTCGATGAGGCCGAAGATCGACGCCGCCGCACGGGCCGCTACAATTTCCGCTTCTTCGTAGCCTTGCATGTTATGCAGGCGTTTCAGGGTGGCGTGCAGCCACGGCACGCCACGCGTCTGGCCGATCCGGTCAGGGATGAAGAGATGGATCATGTCTTCGGCTGGCACGCGGATCAAGGCGCTGGCAACGAACGTGCTGAATTGATAATCACCCGGATGTGACGGGTAGAGCCAATAGGCGACCGGTCGGCCCCATTGATTTTGTTCGACCCCCATGCGAATGACGTTACCGTTTTCAGCGCGGGCAACGCTCCATTGGTCAATCAGCCGGTCCGCCTCGATCAGTTCAAGTGCATACGGAATATTCGTGTCGCCAAACGGCATCCGCACCTTGCGGATCAATACTTCCCCGTTTTCAACAATTGACCGGATAATCAATCGCTCCATGTCGGCAAAACACAGCTTCCCGGCTGGATCGCACGTATCTTTATCCGTCCATTCCAGCCATTCGTCCTCAATCAGGTCATTGATGCGAGTCATCAAGCTGCCGTCAGCATTGGTCACTTGCGCCTGCATCCCCACGCCGGTGCCGATCACGTTGTTGACAATGATGCGGACCGCCGCCTTAGCGTATTCATTGTCGCGGATCAGCGCTCTGGACCGCGCCCGCAACTGGCGCAAGCTGGTGATGATTTCACTGTCGGCTGACGTATTCTGTGCCGACCAATCACCAGACAAGCGCCCCATCTGGGCACCGGCATACATACGCTTGCTGGTGTTCGCCTTGCTTAACAGCGCCTTTTGCGCAGCACGGTCGGCGTTCCACTTGGCGAGGACCACAGACCCCGGCTGACTTACCCGTGACTCGTCATAAAATTTTGTGGTCATTTGAACCTCACAAGCAAGCGACGTGGATTTTGCCCGCCATTGGCAATCACCTGGCGCGCGCGCTCACTGTTGACACGTTGTTGCCAGAATTGCCTTAGTGCCATCAAGTCAATAAGGCTGTGGAATTCGGTCTGGCGCGTACCGATGGAATAGCTTTTGATCTTGCCGCCCGACCCCTTGAACGATGCCAACGCGGCTTCACAATCGGCCAGGGCACGTTCAGCAACCGAGCGCGCATCTATTGCACCATCGCCCGCCGACAGGTCAGCGCTGACCGTCAGCGTACCCTGGCCGATGGTCATGCGATGGTCTTGCATGGACAGCTTTGCAGACCACGCATACTGGCCGGGCAACAGGCTGGCGCTGTCTGTGGCGCTGATGCTGCAATGCCAACCGTCGCCGTTTGCCACGCCGACGACAGTCAGTTGTGACGGGCCTCTCAGGTAATAATTGAGGGTCCATTCGGCGCTGGTGTACTGCTCATGGGATGACGATAAGCACCATGGCGTATCGTCCCAAGAACCCGAATCACCGGCCACCATCATTAATGGTATTTTCATAATCACCAACTATTGGCAGAGAATCCACCGACCCGGCGTTGTTGCCGCAGCTTCGGTGTTTTAGGTTTAAGAGCTGGCGTTGGTTCAGCCGCTGGTGCTACTGCCTGCGGCTGTGCATCTTCATTTTCTGGCTCCTCGGAGGCGAGGGGCACAGCCAGAGGCACCGGATCGGCAGGGAAAAACATTTGCTTTTGCCGCAGTTGCATATCAATGGCATCCCAATACGACGGTTTCAGGAGATGCAGTTTTAGCGACATGGCCGCGTGCAGCGCGTACACCTCACAATCCAACGCTTCGTTGCGCACACCGGCGCGAGGGGTCCAAACAAAGCGATTCCGCTGCTTTTTGTGTGGCGTTTTAACCTCGCTTGTGATCTGATCCCAGTAATCGGGACGGACCGACTTGTACCAATGCAGACGCCCCGGCCCTTTCCCCGTCAGCGACAAGCGCCCATCGATCATTAAATCTTTGGCCCGATTCGTGCCGACGATGTACGGGCGCACGCCCGAGGGATGCGGCGTGTGATTGCCCCGCACGTCAATCGATTGCGACGGCTTGGCAAAAATTTCTTTGGCGGTGCCGGATTGTTCCGATGCACCTTTGATCGCCATGTAATTGCGCCCGGCCCGTTTGCGGACATAGGCATAGACTGCATCGGTGGTGGTCCCATCAGACGAGTCGACCGATACCGCGCTTATCGGCATTGGGTTACCGCTGGCGTGGAGAATCTCGCTGTTCAGCAGCGCGTCCAGGTCGAGCCATGCACCGCTGTTTTCGATGAGGGTTTGGCCGTAGATCTCGCCCCAATAGACTAACCAGGACTCCATCCCCCTGCCCCACGCTCTTATCACAATCGCAAGCCGGTTATGCTGCACGTCCACGCCAACAGTCAGTCGGCCACCGCCCCAAGGCACTGTCATTTCTGGATAATCTTCAGCGCGCGCGGCCAAGGCGTCCGCTTTGGGCACGTCGCTTTTATACTCGTATGGCAAGCCTTCGGTACTATTGCGAAACGCCCGCATTTTTGTGTCATCACCAGCCCGGAGGAGGTGATCGGCAACCAGGAATTTTTTCATCAACTCCTGCAAAACGCTACCCGGAAACGGGGAATACAACTCATTGATGTAAAAACCGGCGATGCCATAAAAAGCCGCTGTTGCAATCCATACGCCCTTGGTGACGTTGTGGTTTTTTTCGGCGTCATTCCATGCCGCACCGCAGTGCGGACAAATATAGCGCGCCGTCTCTGGTCGGGTATGCCCAAAATTTTCATGGACGAATTCCGGGTCTTCCGTTGCCGTGACGTTTTCCCAGGCGAGGACATGCGTTTCACCACAATGGTGACAAGGGATAAAAAATTTCCGCTGGTCGCTCGACAGGTACGCTGTTTCGATCTTTGAGACACCTTTAACTGTCGGCGTCCCCCCGAACACAACCTTACTGCGCGGGAATGTCTTGACGCGCTCTTCCAGCAGCGTGATCGTGTCGCCTTGCTCGCGCACATTGTCGTTACAATCGTCCGGTTCTTCGACCGCGACAATCGGTGCCGGGGTCGATTTCACAGAACTGGGCGAATTCGACCCAACCAGTTTCAGGAAACCGCCGCCAAAACTCTTGTAATCCCACCGGTTATCACTATTTTTGCGCCGCTGAATCTGCAATTTCGCGGCCAGCCGTGGCGTAACTTCGGCCATCGGAACGAATTTTTCCTCGGAGAATTCCTTCGCCGCCTTTTCTTTGGCGAACATGATGATCATCGCGCATGGCTCTAGGTCAATTTTTTTCGCGACGTAATTGAGCAGGACGCCATCGGTCCATGCAATTTGCGCACTCTTCATCGCCACCATTTTTTTGACCAGCGGATCATCCAATGCGTCGTGCATGCCGCGAACCCAGGGCGTTCTGTCCGGGTTGTAATCGCCCGGCTCGGCGGTGGTCTTACTCGACATCTTCCGGTGGGCACGGGCCCAATCGGTCAACGAGATGCGTTCCGCTGGCTCAATCAGCCCCGCTATCCGGCACAACAGCGATATGACGGCTGGCATCGTATCGAGCAAGGTGTCGGAAGGCGGCGTGCGTAAAGTCATTCAGTACCTGTACATCGAGATTAATTCCGTACAACTGATCCAGGTTGGCCTTGATCTTGTCGTCACGCGCCAGCAACTCGGTTTTCCATGCGCCGACCATCTGCATCAACGCCGGTTCAAGCTGCGCCACGTTGATCAATTGCGCCTTCTTTTCCGCGAGCACTAATTGTTTCATTTCGCGCTCAACGCGCTCGGTGAGAACGCGCTCACTCACCAGGTCGGCGCCGGTGCTGCTCACATGCCCGGACGCCTGCGCCCGCAATTGGCGGATATACGCAAACCGCACCTCATCTAGCGTGGCGGTACGCCAATCAAAATCCGCTTGTTTAAAGAAGCGGCTAACAGCAGATTGATCCAGGTCGAGATGGGCAGCGATTTCAGTCTGAGTCAGTGCCATAAACATCCTTGTTTGGGCCTGAATATGACCCCCTTACAATGCAGCAAAATAAAGAGTTTTCGGGGTCTTCGTACCCGCAGTGTCGGTGTGTCCGGTAAGTACCTTGGGATTTTTTAGAGGCTGGCGGCTGCATCAGGCCTAGCCCTTGCGACCGAAGCGCTTGATCTGCGCACGCAGTAGCTCAGGGAACTTTTGCCCAATGAATGCAGTAACCGCATCGACCACGGCTTGGTTGTTGGCGGCATCGGGGATGCTGGGGCCGTACAGTTCTTTGATGGGTAAGCCGCTCCATTGCGTGCGCCCATTCTTGCTGACCTTTTTGTGGGCCTTGCCCATCCTCACGTACACACCACGGTGGCCGTTGGGCATGGTGGCGATGAATGCGCCTGCAATGACCTTACGACCGTTAAGGACCGACACGGACACACCGCGTGCAGTTTGGCGGGCACCGTACTTGACCAAGGATAGCGGGCGGCCCTTGGCCGTTATCTTCGCTGTCAGCTGGCCTGAGCGGGCCGGGCGAACTGTCAAGCCATCCTTGACATCGCCAATCTTGAGATTGTAGCCAACTGCCTTGATTTGCCGGGCTGTTTGATTCTTTGCCTGCTCGATTGTCTTGTTGATTGCTGCTGGTAGTGCAGCGTCGAGCACATCACGCCTCACTGATCGCAGATCGGCGATGATCTTGCCCATGTCGCCACGCACGTCTACTTTGATACCCATGGCACACCTTGAAAGCCCCGCCGACCATCAGGCCAGCGGGTAGCACCGATTACGAAAAGGCGAAACCGAAGCCGGATGGAAGCCACTGCATCTCAGCGGTGGCGGTATCGCCACCCTGCACCGTGGCTGTGTCGATGATGGTCGGTACAGTGCAGGTATCGCGGATCGCATCGCAGACGGGCAGGCCATCGGCTGTCACCGGTTGGGCAAACACCGCGTAATCGCCGCCATCGACGCCCTTAAAATCGACTTCCCACAACTTATCACCGTCAACGGTGATGGTTTCAACGCGGGGAATGCTCGTTGCAACCGAGACCAGCGAAATCATGATGGCTGCACAAACCAAATTGTTTGTGATTGGACTGCGCTGGCGTTTCAGAATAACTTTTACATCGACCATATATACCTCAGAGTTGGTACTGCGAAAAACCCGGCAAAAGCACCGGGGGAATAAAAAAGCCCGCTGGTCATGACAACCAGCGGGCCAAGGCTCCAAAGCTGGGAACCGGAGACGATCAGTTGCAGCCAGCGACGCCGCGAAACGCCATGCTCGACAGCCAGGACCACAGCGCCAGCACGCCCAACAGGCCAGCGACACAGAACCAGCACGCCAGCCGGGCGAGCATCTCGGATGTGATCCGGTCGCGCGCCGCCTTGAGCTTCGAGACAATCCAGTTTGATAATTTATTCAATTTTTTTATCCTCTTGCGAAGGTGTGGCGGGCGCGGCGGCTTCGTATTGCCAGTGCAGCAGATGCCGGATTGCTGGACCATCGGGCGGTATTGTTTTGGATGCGCGCCGCGCTGCCAGATATGCCGCCAATTCCGCCCTTGTGGGCTTGTGGATGATCTGCATCTTTTTTTTGACATGTAAACGCAAAAAGCCCGGCTTTTAGGGCCGGGCTTCTTTGGACGGAATTATGAGACTTATCAAATTAGTGCCCATAATCGAGGTATTACATCGGTTTGTCAAGAATTTCTTAAAATTGCGCGCCGACCGGCCCATTCTCGAATGCCGCATCGAGCCGGGTCATCGCATCCTTTTCAATGTTTTTAAGCGCCTTGGCGATGGCTTCCGCGTAGCCTTTGACCGTGGTCGGGTGCAGGCCGCATTGGGTTGCGATTTGCTTCAACTGCTTTTTATCGTCTTTGCGCTCGAAGAAGCGCACAACACATTCGCGCCGCACCAGGGCGTCAGCGCGGCTGATGGCCGGGATCGCCACACGGACATAATCGGTCAGCAGTGCAATCGCGGCTGTCCATTGCCTGTTTGGCTTGATCCCAGCACAGCACGGCGATGTGCAGTCACACGCGAAAGATCGTTGCACCATCTTGGCAATGATCACAGCCCGTTCTGGTTCGGCTGGCAAAGCGTTTTCAAACCGCGCTTTGATCATGCCCGCCTGGCCGCCACCGGCCTCGCCACCCAGGCCGCGCCCCGGCCTGCTTGGCTCTACCGCTAA